AAGATTAACGGAGGATGGAATCAACGTACGATTTGTGTGTTTCTAGCTGGAGGTGTAGATGCAGAGTATCCATTCCCCCCTGGAACCGCTGTAAAACAACTCATCTCTTCTGCATCCTATACTCCTTTACAATGGAAATCTCTAGAGATTATGGCTAAAGCATTTAGAGAAGCGATACCTGGAGCAGAGATCATTACTCGAGACGAACAAAAGGGTACTCTGGTCATCGATGCCGGGTTCTTTGGAACCGAATGGCAAAAGTCTCGATTTGGATGGGAAACTCTTTATCATGGTCAGAACGAATTCAAGACTCGTTATAATCTGGCGCTTGGGCCTATGCGACCAGACGAGATGAATCGAAGCGCTCCTGTTGAAGTGGCTAAGCCAACAGTAACTCCTGTAGTCACTAAGCCTGTGGAACCTCCACGCGTAGTTGCAGACCCTGAGACCGGTAAACCACCTGAAAAATCTGAAGAAGAGTTAGAGAGCGAAGAAAAACGCTTACTCTTCATACAGAAGAGGCTTGATCAGATCGAGGTTGAGCTGGAGGATCTTCGTCATCAGTGGGACATGTCATATGGGTTTCCTGTTCAAGATGTACTCGCAAAGATAAAAAATAAGATAACAGAGCTTGAGGCCGAGAGAGATCAGTTGACTGAAGAAGGTGGAGAATACTATAAGAATCGATATGATAGAGCGAGAGTGGCTTCAGCAAAGAAAGTCAATGCAGAGCAAGAAAAAGAATCAGCGACAACAAACTATTCAAAGCTAAGCGCAGACGCAGGAGCATCAAGTCAGACTCTCGTATCAAAGTATGGGTCGACTAACTCTTTCACTCAGCTATTGCAAAATGCAAAAGAAGGTGTAACAGCAGCAGTAAATAAACTTGCGAATGCAAATAGACAAGAAGAAGTTGCTTTGCGAGATCAAAACACTTCGAATAACAGGTAATCATGGCAAACTCAATCACGAACGTAAGCTCTACCGTAGAAACGTCCCTTGAAACAGGTGGTATCACCGCTGGCGTATCTAAAAACGGGTTTGATAACTCAAGCGCACTCTTTCCGAAGAAGGCGTACATCAATACGCCTACGACGAACTTTGCTGCCACTGGATTAAAGATCAATAAAGTTTCTACTGGAGGTGGATACAAAAACATTTCACTTGATTTGAAAACTGTAGGTGGTTCTGTATATCCCTACAACCAAGTGAAAGAGACGGTGAGCGGTCATATCACAGAGATCGATGATACTCCAGGTGCAGAACGTATGATGTTCCGCCATCGAACTGGATCAGGAGTAGAAATGAGAGCAGATGGTACTGTCATCATTAGCTCAACAAACAATACTGTAAGAGTCACATGCTGTGATGAGAAGGTGATCGTCGATGGCGATGGTGAATTGGTTTATAATGGTAACCTTACGCTTCAGGTCGCTGGAGACTTTGATGTTGTCGTCGGTGGTAACTACAACGTTACCGTTGGCGGTAATAAGAATGATGAGGTTCGTGGTTCTCATAAGCAACAGATTCGTAAGACACAAAAGACGATCGTCACTGAGCATCAATCAAACTTCGTAGGTGGCACACAGACTGAGACGATCCTTGGTGATGCGAATAAGATCATCAAAGGTAATGTCAAACAGATCGTCGAGGGTGGCTTTGACTTCTATAGCGGTGATGATATTACGATGACTGCTGAAGACACGATCGTGATGAGTGCAGATAACACTAACATCGCTGCAAATGATATGACAGTCATTGGCGCAACAGGAACAATCGGTGGCGCTGGTATCACTCACTATGGTAATACATTTCACGGGACATTAAATGGTAAAGCAGATGAAGCTGCACTTGCAGATGTTGCGTCTGGCGCTTATGTTGCTGGTGGTTTGGGTTCGCCTGGTTCACCTAGCTATCCTTCTCATTCTTCTACTGTGCAAGCAACTTCAGGTATCATGAACGACTACTTACACAACTCTAGCTTTGGTATTCGTGAGGTTGACGTAGACCCTGGAAACTCATTGAAGAATACGATCGACCGCTCAGAAGACTATGGTGGTCTATCAAATAGAGAACTTACAGTGTCTGAAGTAAGATCTAAATTAAGAGATAAGAATAACTTGAATAATGAACAGTTCATTGGAGCAATGATCTCTGAAGGTAAGCTCAACCCGACTTATGTTCAGATGGCTCCGAGTAAAGTAGGAAGAGTAAAAGGCATTGATCCTACTCCGCGTAGAGGTATCAATCCTCTCGGTAATAGAGGTGATATCACGAAGAGGTACACTACATGATTATTACTCCTGATCCAAAATATAATCCTGAAAACCAAGTTGCATCGTCAATTGGTCCACGTACTCGTCTTGCTCCCGGCATCACGATGGCTCGATTCTTAGGTGGATATGGTGATAAACAGACGATGAACCACATCTCAAACCCTTCAAAGAAGTTGGACCTTGCAAAGCAATATTATCTACAAGCACAAGTCATTCGAGTAGTATCAGAAGACAATACTGGTCAATTTGCAGACTATCGCCTTGCAGTCGCAGAAGGACTATACAAACCGACTCAGAATGAGGTCTTAGACATTGGGAGTATCAACTACTTTATGGCGAACGGCCAAGCAGTAGTCTATGAACTGATAGATGAAGATGGTAATAATGCGGCAGAAGCCACGTTCGACTTAGCGGTGTACCTTAAAGATCACATCGACTTTGATAAGATGATCCTTGATTATGATTCATATGATCCTAATGGAGAGCTGAATGCTCAGATCGTCATGATCATGCCAAAGATCAGAGCTCCATGGGCAGTGACATATAAAAATAAGATCGAGACTCAGTTCAATAATTATGTACAAAGCACGAATGAATTGATCGAAGTTTTGGAAATCTAGAATAAATAGTATCATGCCTACAAAAGCTTTTTCGATCGAAGATGGAAACCTTAACACGAGGACCATCAATGCTGCGCGGATAAGAGACTATCTTGACATAGACTTGAACTTTATCGCTCGAGGCTCAGGAGATATTTACAAGAAGAGGGATGCGGCCGCAGTAAAGCAGGCTATCAAGAACCTCTTGTTGACCAACATGACTGAAAAGCCTTTTAACCCGCTATATGGCGGAGACTTAAATAGGTTTCTATTTTCATTATCAGAAGACTTTGATGTAGATGAGATAAAAGAACAGATCGTTTCAACCATCGTTAACTATGAACCAAGAGTTGCGATCAAAGATGTTCAAGTTTTTATATTTCCAGACATCCACGACGCAAAGGTGACTGTGATCTTTGAAGTAATAAACACAACTGAGACTGTGTCTCTTGACATAACAATCTCGAGGGTAAGATAAATGGCTATCCAACCGACTGACTTAGATTTTAGCGATATTAAGTCAAGATTAAAAGAATACCTTAGACAACAGTCTGAGTTCTCTGACTACGACTTTGAAACTTCAGGTCTGTCTAATATCTTGGACGTACTCGCATATAATACTCATATTAACGGGTTGATCGCTAACTTTGCGTTGAACGAATCATTTCTGAATACCGCTCAGCTTCGTTCTTCTGTCGTGTCTCATGCAAATATCTTAGGATACATCCCACGATCAAAGACTGCTGCTCGCGGTGCTGTAAACTTATCTGTCACAGTCTCGAGCCCAAGTCGTCCATTCACGATCAGCCTTCCTCCTTATACTAAGTTTTCAGCTGAGATAGATGACGTTACATACGTATTCCAGACATGGGAACAATATACTGCAACTGATGATGGAGGCGGCACATATACGTTTGTAAACTCAAGCGGATCAGAAAATATCGAGATCATTGAAGGTACAATTCGCACGAAAACATTCCTTGTTGGAGAGGTTAGTGAAGAACAGGTTTATGTGATACCTGACGACACGATTGACACTTCTACGATTAAGGTGAATGTATATCAATCAGCAACTTCAGATGAGTTTGATACTTATACGAGCTTGACTTCAACGATACGAATCGATTCTACATCAAAGATATACCAAGTCAAAGAAGCACCGAACGGGTTCTATGAAATAATCTTTGGAGACGGAAGCGTATTAGGTCAATCTCCTGTTGCTGGAAATAAGATCGTCATTACATACATCTCTACGTCAGCTCGGGCTGCGAATGGCGCGTCTATCTTTTCGGCTCAGAATGACGTCGACGTTGATGGCACAGATTATACTTTGAACACGAGTACTGTGACCGCTGCTGCCGGAGGAAATGATAAAGAGACTATCGCTTCTATCAAAAAGAATGCGTCGATCGCCTTTGCATCTCAACAGCGTATGATTACGGCAGAAGACTATAGAGCCCAGATCCTTGCTAACTATTCTTCTTATGTAAGAGATGTTGCAGCGTGGGGTGGACAAGATAACGTTCCTCCAGTCTATGGTCGAGTGTATGTGGGATTAAAGTTCGTAGATGGTCTGACTGCATCTCAGCAACAAAGTGTAAAAGATAGTATCGTAACAAACTTAACGAATAACCTAGCGATTATGTCTATCGATACTGTGTTCTCTGATCCTGAGACATTGTACCTCGAACTGAATACTTTCTTTGACTTCGATCCTAACTTGACTAACATCACTGCGGCTGCAGCTGAAGTAACCGTACAAAATACGATTAACAACTATTTTGCAAATAACTTAAATACGTTTGATGCAGTATTTCGTAGATCTAAACTATTGACTGTAGTAGATAATACTTCTCCTGCGATACTTGATTCTCGCATGAATGTACGGGCTCAATTACGTATTACTCCTGTAATTGGTAGTCTGACTAACTATTATGTAGCATTCCCAATGGAGATCGCTGACCCAGACGACGTGAACTATGTTGTAGAATCTTCTCGCTTCACGTACAGAGATCAAGCGTGTGTGATTCGTAACACTTTAAAAACGAATACATTGCATATCGAAAACCTTGCTTCTGGTAGTATCATACTTGACAATATCGGCTCTTATGATGCAGCGACTGGTGTCTTACAACTCATATCATTTAATCCTGAGTCTATCGTCGGTGAACAACTGAAGCTCAGTGTTTTACCGGCAAACCAAGCAACGGTCAGACCTCTCAGAAACTATATCATCAACATTGATACAACGACTTCTTACTCGAGAGCCACCATCGACTATCAGAATACAAAGGCATCGATCTAAAAGATGAGTCACTCAGTAGAAGACCTGAATAGGAGAAACCTAAGCTTCTCGAGAAGCAAGGTTCGTGAAGTCCTGCCTGAATACTTTCAGGAATCTTATCCTACGCTCATCACGTTCTTAGAAAAATATTATGACTACTTGCAAGGCGAAGCTGATGATGCGTTTAAGACTCAGATCAATCGATTGTTTGTTGCAAGAGATCCAGAACAAAACTCAACTGAAGAGCTTGACCTTCTCTTAAATGAGATAGGAGCTGGTTTAAAGTCTGCTTCTTTCTTCAGTCGTCCTCGATTGATGACTGCGTTACTCTCACGCTTCTATCGAGTCAAAGGTTCTCTTGTTTCGATCGAAGGCTTCTTTCGCGGGTTCTTCGGAGAAGAGGTAGCTGTCATCTATCCGAAGAGAGACCTGTTCGTTGTCGGAGAATCTCATGTAGGTCATGGCGACTTGAAGAGGATTCAAAACAATGCTAGGTATCAACTCAGATCTTTAGTATATAAGACAGGCCTTTCTGTTCAAGATTGGCAAGACCTTTATGTCAAGTTTGTTCACCCGTCTGGTTTTTACTATGAAGGTGAATTAGAAACTATAGGCACAAAAGAATTTGGATTGAGTTCAACATCAGTCAATCCGCTTGAATCTGATGGTAACCCAATCATTTTGTCAACTGGAGATGGTGCTATCGCTACTCCGTTTACGCAGATCGTTGCTCGTTATGACTCTGATGGAGATGCGGTCAATGACTTTGTGTTTACTGTCGATCAGCCGATCAGCGCATTCGATAGTATTACTTTGACAAGCTTGAGCAGTTTGTACACCAGCGTGGCAGAGATCCTTACGCCGAACTCATTCACGTTTGACGACAGCGCGAACCCAGGTCCGGACTTCTCTATGTCGCTCGAGACGATGGACAACGCAATGTATACTCGTTATTTGAGCGATTCAACTTATTGATATAAATACAGACAGATTCTGAGGTAAAAACATGTCAAGACAAGCGATCAGTACAGGTACAAGTGCCAACGACGGTACAGGTGATACCCTGCGCACTGCCGGACAAAAGATCAATCAAAACTTTGCAGAGCTTTACGCCTTCCTTGGAGGTGGAGATAGTAGTGCAGTCTCTTCAGGCATTCACCTTGAAGACAGTGCACTCGTCTTTGAAGGTTCTTCTACTGATGACTATGAGACAAGACTTGGCGTAGTGAACCCTACAGCCGATAGACAAGTCTTGATCCCCAACTCCAACGGCATCGTCGTCTTAGACGTTACTACTCAGACGTTAACGAATAAAACGCTGACTTCTCCCACGATCCAGACTCAGATCAATGGTACTGGTGGAGGAGAGATCATCAAGTTATCAGATGCTGGTGCTTCTGCTGTGAACGAGATTACTGTGCATAACGCAGTGTCTGGATCTCCTGTGCAGATCACTGCGACTGGTAATGATGCCAACATCAACATGCGGCTCGAAGCAAAAGGTACTGGCTCAGTACGAGTGAAAAAGCTTGCTGTCGCACCAGCCGCAAGTATGACTGCTAGCGGTTTGATTGATTCATCTTCAGGCTATATCATCTTTGACGCATCAAGCGGTATTGCTGTCTCATTGGGAAATGGAACTACTGTAGGCGAACAAAAGATATTTACGAATAAGAATACTGGAGTTGCAACTGTGACTCCTGCAA